ATTTAGAGAAGTGCAGACAGAAAATGCACAACTAAAACAACAGCTAGAACTGATGAAAATGTGTGGAAAAGTCAACAATAACCCCACTATCCAACGTAACCCTAACTTCGCATTGCTAGTACAAAAATGTTCTGGTATAATAATTCCTGAAAATAAGAAGCCTGACAACAGTCATTGGGATGATCTGAAAGATAATTATAAAAAAGAAAATCCTGACATAAAACTTATGGGCGACAAGTTTATAGGACCGAAAGATGATTGATAAATATATTTTAAAATTTTGTGCTTTTTTAGATAATCTAGCTGCACCTATAGAAAGGCTATTTGATACTAAAGAAAAGAAAAAAAAGAAGAATGGCAAATAAACCACTCACTATATCGGACGAGGCCAAAGTGCAGATGCCTATGAAGACGGTTGCCAGTTTGATCGCGCTCGTCGCAATCGGCACCTGGGCTTATTTTGGAATCAATGAGAAGCTTAATCAACACAGCACAAAATTAGAATTGTTTGAAAAAGATTTACAACACAACACAGAGTTTAGAATTAAATATCCACGTGGAGAACTTGGTCAGTCAAGTGGGGAAGCGGAGCTTTTTATGTTGGTGGAGCATATCGCAGGATTGTTAGACGAGCTAGAAGTGGAAGTTAAGAGTATGAGAAACAATGCCGTTAACATAGAATTTTTACAAGAAAGAACAAAAAAACTTACAGAAGATGTAGAAAAATTAATTAGAAATGGAAATGGTCATCAATGATAGAGATTGTATTTGCATTGATACTAGAATTAAACGGAAAGATGATAGAACACGTTTATAAAGATTCTTTAAAAGCGTGCCTTTATTCAAAGCGTATAGCTAAGCAAGAAGTAAATCCAGAGCGAGTAGTTTTCAAATGTAAAAAGGTAGAAGCAGAAACAGAAGTCTACCAGGATAGAAAAAGAATTATAAGAATAATAGAATAGTGAAGAAAGCAAACAAGAAAAGAAATCCTGTGGCCAAACAGCTTAGACATTTCAAACAAAAAGTGGTAAAGAATAAAAAGATATATGACAGGAAAAACTATAAAATTTAAAACTGAAATAGTTACAGGTAAATGTCCAACGTGTGAAGAGCACACAATGTTAGTAGGACTTACAAAAGAATTTTACAGATGTATGACATGTGGTGCAGATTTAGAGCAGCACATAAATGGTAAGATTAGTTATATACCAGCACTTAGTCCCAATACTTTAAAATCACAGATAGAAGGCTACTTCACCGATGGCGAGAGTTAAGTTTACTCACTTCATACCTCGTGACAAACCTCCCAAACGTCCTCGACGTCACAAAAAAAACTTATCGAAAAGCGAAAAAAGATCACATAAACCTTATAATAGACAAGGCCGTCCACAATAAAAATATATTTTAAGGGTTGACAATTGTCCCAACATATCCTATATATTCCCTAACTCAATTAGTTAGGTTGCAACTTAGCTAATCTTTGTGGCGGAACAACGCTTAAGCGGGTGTAACGCACAGGACCGGAGGGTTACGGCCTAGTGGCTGAAGACACCGGAAGTGGTTCTGAGTACCGACCATCTAATCCATAGATTACTTGGACGCTTCGGGAAAGGTTGTGGGTGATCTACCAAGATAGCCCCACCAAAGAGAGTTTAACTAGAAAGGTAAAATATGACAAAAACAAAAAGACAATTATTATGGCAAGTAAAAGACTTATTAACTAGAGATAAGGCTTGGATTAAAGATTATAATAAACTTCAAAAGAAATTAGATAAGGCTGAACTAGAGGTTTATGATTTAAAAAATAATGTTGCTGAGTTGGAGTATAAGAGCGATAAATACAAAGAAGAGCGTGATATAAATGCAAATGATGTAGAGCATGTTAAGCAAACTAAAGATCACATGGAGCTTCAATATCTAAAAGACATTGTGCGTCTACAAGATAAAGTAATCAATCACACAGAACATAAACCAGTGGTATATGTTAATGGTGCGCAAACACCAAATGTTACTACATCTAGCTCAACCACTGTAGTATAGTTGACAAGGATAATAGAATATCCTAGTCTCTAAATGTGAAAGAAAAAATAATAACAATTAAACCGAAAGGAATAAATCAAAAACAATGGGCTGTTTTTTTATTAGAACTAAATTTAATGAAAAGAGCATGGAGATCGTACGGTGTAGACGTTCAGATAAGTGCTCCTGGTTTTAAAAAAACTGTGGCCTGGGGTAACAAACCATATTATGCAGATACTGGATCAAATAGACCAAGCAGCAAGAGACTATCAAAAAACCAGAGACCCTAAATATAAAGATCTTTGGTACAAACTTATAAAGGAGTGGAATGATGGACCTTATCATATTAAACGATGGAATGTATCAGTTAGTTCCGTTAACAAAGCAGATGATGGAACATATGTCTTTATCGGTAAAAGGATTAGACCTCTTTGATTTGTGTGATATCGTAAGATTAAAACTTACAACGTATCATGATTATCCTATCAACGCTCATGTCATGAATGATGGTAGTGGTGACTTCTACGGTTGTATACAAAGAGATTAAGTTTCTGTAATTGGTTGACAATAAAATTTTATGTGAGCATAAGCTTCGTTGACTGTGTCAGGTCCTATCTCTGCTAATTTTTTAGAAGACTCTCCGTAACCAAACTGTAAACATTCATACATGCTATCAAACCTTTGAGGCCACTCAAAAGGATCAATACATTGACCGGATATTCCTGAACACATAATTAATATTAAAACAAATTTCATTGACACCTATTGTATATTGTGAGATAAATCCCATATGATAAATGTAAGAAAGGAGTATATCACATGACCGACATAACTAAATATAAAAACGTATCCCTGAGTCATAAAACATATGATCTCATTGATAAGATAAGAAAAGTAATACAACCAGACACAGTGCTAAGTAGATCACAAACTATAAGTATATTAGTAAATGAAAAAGCGAGGAAACTGAATGGAAAAGTCAAAGAAAAATAAAATAATTTGTCCAACCTGTAAAGGTAATGGATTTGTTAGAATACCATATAGATTAGCGAAAGAAGAAATAACTGCGCAGTGTGGTGTATGTGATTCAGAGGGTGAAGTAGATCCGCATGAAGTGGATGACATCATAGTTGATTCTGATGGTATACATAGATTGCAATAAGAAAGGAGGAAAATGAGTAACGAAAGAGGACCAAACGATTTGGAATATAGAATTGAATATTTAACTAATCAAAATTTATATCTAAAAACATCGCTCGATAAACTATTAGATAAAAATAAAAAACTTATTGAGAAAAATAAAATCTTAGAAGAAGAGTTTGAAAGATTATTAGAAGAGAATAATAATTTTAGACTGGTTAGAAACGAAGGGAAAGTATTGTGATTAGCGAAGGGGATATAGGATATATCGCCGGGATAATTGATGGTGAAGGCTGTATCTCTTATAAACAATACATGCGTAAAAGATCCCATAACAAAAAAGCATATCCTACCTGGCAGATAAGAATAGAAGTTGCAATGACTGACAAGTCTGTTCTTAAATGGATATCAGAGGTCCTGGACATAGGGACCGTAACTGAGAAGAGATATAAATCAAGGTATGCTGTTGGTTGGAAAAAACAATGGCGTTGGCGAGCTAGTCACCGTCAAGCTTATTACGTATCAAGACTTATCTGGCCCTACGTGCATGTAAAGATAGACGGTGTTCAAAAGATCATAGAGCATTATTCTAAGGATATTATCATGAATGGTAAAGTTGTTGACTTAAAACAATACCGTGAGGCTATGAGTTTAGAATGAGTTTCTATCACGGACTAGGTATGTTTTTCTTTGGTATGGGTGCCACGTTAATTGGTGCGATAGCTGTTTACTATGTGTTTAATAAAATAAGTAGTAACGATCGGACTGATGATGAAGAAAGATAAATTATTTATCAGAGGTGGTAAGAAGATGATAGCCGGCAAAGTAGCAGGGACGGTGCTGACCGGAGAGGGTGCTGTCCATCGATTCGAAAAGGACGCGTTACCTCGTGGATTAAATGCTGTTGAGACTGAGATCTGGAAATTAAAACATAAGGAAAAGAAATGAAATGGAATAAAAAATTTATATACCCTAAGACCATGAGGTCATTGGTTAATGGTAAAAGACACTATGATATTAAGGAAGAGAAGCTGCCATCGGTAACTACTATATTAGCGGCTACACAGTCAGAAGAAAAGCGAAAGAGTTTAGCTAATTGGCAGGCGAGGATGGGACAGCAACGAGCTGATAGAATACGGGATCTAAGTGCTATGAGAGGGACAGCAATGCATACCTATCTTGAAGGATATATAAATAATACGCCACATTTAGACCTTACATCATTGGGCCAAGAGGCTGGAAGAATGGCCAACAAGGTTGTCGAATCAGGGCTCAGGGACCTGGAAGAGGTCTGGGGTACGGAGGTTACCTTGTACTACCCGGGATTGTACGCAGGTCAAACAGACGTTGTAGGAATTTATAACGGACGTGAAAGTATAATAGACTTCAAGCAAACTAACAAGCCTAAACAAAGAGAATGGATTGGAGATTATTTTGTACAGCTAGGAGCATATGCAATGGCCCACAACCACGTCTATGGTACAAAAATACAATCTGGAATAATTCTAATGTGTTCTAAAGATGGCTTCTTTCAGAAGTTTGAAGTATTTGACAAGGAGTTTCAGGGGTGTCAACACGAATTCCTGCGCAAAGTAGATCAATACCATAAAAATGTACCAAAAACAAAAGAGGGCCAGGATACAAAAAATGAGTAAATACTCCGCAGTTTTATTGAATAAATACGACATGCAAACTATTGTATACACTTTTCTGTATAAAAATAAAAAAAATTTTTTTATTTTTTTTAAACCTTGGTACAATTGGTACAATCAAAAAAAGATAGCAATACCAATGGTTATTCGTTCATTTTTGTACCAAAAGGTGTTGGTACAATCAGGTACAATTGGTACAATTGTTAAAAACCTAGTAATACCAACGATATATGGGACGCGCGCACATGATTCTATAAATAAATTTATAAATTATAAAACCTGGAGTATACATAGCCATGCCCAAAAGAAATAAGAAATCAAAATTTAGACACGTCTTGATCGGTTCGAAGAAGTATTATTTTTATCGACTAGAATGGATTGATATAACTGGTGATGCGGGGCATGCATCAATCGAAGAATTTGATAAATTCGAATGCAGCAAAATGATAACGCATGCATACATATACAAAAAAACTTCCAAGTTCGTTTGGACATTCGCATCATATGAGGATAAAGACGTTTCATTTTCAGACCGTAATATATTTCCTGTTGGTTGTATTATTAAAATGGAAAAAATTCCTATTTAGACTCTATGGATTCTTTGGCTACTTTTCGTGCCTTAACTATATTTTCGTATCTATTTATTTTACTCTTAGCTTCCTCAGAAGATACTTTCTTACTTACAATAAATTTCTGGTCTACATAATAGCCCATAAGTTTACCTCTTAACTCTTCTGCTCTCACACCTGTAGCTAGTTGGCCTTTCTTTTTAGCCATATCTCTCATTATACCTAACTCTGCCACGTGTCCGTCGTGGTTTACAAAGTATTTATCTTTGAGTTCTTGCCTTAAAGATTGCTCGTAAGCTACCACAAGAGGGTATTCATCTGGATTCATAAGTCTACTTCCATAATGTGTTGGATCTGAATAGCCTGCCATTTTAGCTGCCTCTGTCTTGCTGCATGGCTCACCATTGTTTCCAAATACAAGTAGTCTACAAAACTTCTCTTGTTGAGCTGTTATCGCTTTTGGTCTTCCCATAGTGGTTGCAATATATATTATATGGGATATATATCAATATAGAAATATGATAGACGGAAAGACATTCAGAGCAGGTTTGGACAAGTTTTTTCAATCACCTTTAAGTCAAGGTGCTAGAGTTCAAATAGAATTACCTAACGGAGAATTTTATGACATCACTGGTGCGAAACTTCTTGAAAATAAAATAATTGGGAGTAAAGAAAGCCACCGATTAGTTTTAACTTGCCAAAAACCTAAAGAAAAAATGGGTATGCCCATCAAACTTCTGTAAATTTTTTGGACTGAATTATGTCTCAGAATAAAGTTATTTCTGAACGTAGTTTATGGAAAAAATTGAAGAATGAAATACCTAAAGTTTCGTGGATTAGACTGGAAAACTGGGCCTTACTTGGCACTCCTGATCTATTGGCTAGTGCTCCTAGTGGCACCTTTTTTACAGTAGAATTAAAATCAGTTAAGTCCAAAAAAGTCCAACTTTCTGCACATCAAGTATCCTTTCACGTGAAACATAAATATAATACATATATATTATGTGCCTGTTCCCCGGATAAGGGGAAGGTACGCCTGTACCCTGGATCAGAAATAATTAATCTTGTGAGGGAAGGTCTTGATCTTCAGCCTGTGGCTTGTGGCTGGGATCAGTGTCGGCTTGTGCTTGAGAGCTTGTAGGCTTGCTGCTCGCTCGCTTGTCCGCTTGTTCCTTCAGGAACTGCTTGCGGATCTTGCGCAGCTCTTCGTAATATTTGGGGTGTTTAAATACTAACATTTATAATGGTCCAGTTGATATTGAAGCTCTTCAATTGTATCATTACATATAAACCAAGGGCCACAACTTTGACTAGCTTTTATATAATCTTCCCAGTTAGGATATTTATTTTTTGGGTATTCGTCCTCGCTTGTGCGCATTATATAAACAATTTGTTTCGCTCTGCTTAAGCCAAATTTTTTTAAATATTTACTTACTATATTTTTTTTCATTTTAGTGTTTACCATATACCACGGTTTGAACTCTTTTGTCCCAACACTTACGGCAGCTGTTACACTTGCCGCCCTGGTCCGGTGCCGGGCAGGTTCTATTATCGGACGTCGTAACGCCTGACTCGTGACTCCAGGCGCTGGAACTCGGCCCGTCTATTTTAGATCTTGATAATCTTATTACTAAATTTTCAGGAACGTCTTTTGGATCCGGTAAAAATTGGCGCTCTTGAGTCGGTAACCAATGGCTCGTATTAGGTGTTAACCTTACAACCTCTAGAATTTTTTGCATATGCTCGACGCTTTGTACATCTCCGGCATCGTGCCATCTGAACCATTTTTGATTTCTAATTTTAGCGGCCATCGCATCCACCCATTGCGGGTGCTCAATTGCTTTGAGTCTTCTATACTGTGCAGCCTTGATTGCTGGGTACCTGGTGTAATTTCCTTTTTTAGCATAACAACTAAAGCAAGGAGTGCCAGGAACTTGTGCAAGCTTCCATCCGGTCTTACACTCCCACGCCGGCAGGCTATAGGATAGGCCCGGCATTTTAGACGTTTTTGTAAATGAGTCTGTTATCTTTATTGCATCTTTTATTAACATAGTTTTTTATATCCTTTCTATCTCCCACAATATCCCAGGCCTGCAGACTTGTCAAGCTTGTTAATTTATAATGATTCTAATCTGGGGGGCTTGCGCGTGGGCGGGCCCACCCAAAAAAAAATAAAGCTTGCGGCCCGTTGCTGTGATTAAAAAACCACCTGAGAGCTCCGGGCCCAGGATCAGTCAACGCCAGACTGTCTGTGATCTAGCGGCGGCGGCGCGTTGACTGATCCCAGGTCCAGCCGATTTGTGTATCCACTCTCAGCACTGGACCAGGGATCAGTAATTCTCTAGAGTTTCCTCCACCCATAGCTATTGGGGTATTACTGATCCTTGGTTCCGGTCTATAGCTTTTTCGGTTGTAGCCTTTAATTCTATATAACCGGAGTCCAGGCCTATAGCTTTAATTCTAAATTAACCTGGACTTATTAACAATTAATTAATTATCTAAACAAGTAAATTAATTAACATATCCCATATAATCCCATTGACAGGATTTGTCAAGTAGTATATAAAATAAAAATAACAGAAAGGATAAAACATGGCAAAAAGCACAATGCAAAAATGGCAACGAGATCATTTCGTTAAAGAATTAAACCGAAACTATGACCCGTTGATTAACGCTGCGGAATTGAAATTAAAATCAATTGAAGCAGAAGCAATAGAGATAGCAGAAAAAAACCTAGCAGATGATATTGGAGCAACACCAATTATTGAGGAACTGCAGGAAGCTATTAATAATGTTAAAACTAAAATGAGTAAGGCGGCAAGGTTTTTTAATAAAACCAAACAAGCCAAAAAGGATATAAATTATAAATTCAAAGAAAAGGATTTTGATTTATTTGGTTATGGTTCAAGCCGTATAACTCCGGATGATTGCTGGGAGCAGATAAGAGACTGGGCCGGGGATTTTGCACGGGCAAAAATTAAACAAACACCCGAGGGCAAAATACTTGCAACATTGGAGGACAATAAAAGGGCATCTTATAAAGAGATCATGGAAGCAGGAAGCCCGGATAGTTTAAAAGCTACGCTACATAGCAATCTGCAAAAAGACGGTTTAAGCTGGAATAGAGAAGTAAAGGCTTTACCACCAATAGATGAAACAATTAATTAATTTAGTTGTTGACAATATCTGGGATATCCTGTAATATCCCAGATATAAAAGAAAGGATATAATATGAAAATAAAAATGAGTACGAAACAACCTGTAATACCAGAAGGAACAACAGGGCTTATCTCATACAAAGCAGATAAATATGGTAAATTTATTCACCGACCATTTTTGTGGGATAGTAAATGTACCTTTACAGAAAAGCACGTAATTTATTTTGATACGTTCAGAAATAATTATAGATGTGCAAAAAGACCAATTAAGATGAGTGCAAATCAAGAAAGGAAGGCAGGATAATGTTATATATGTGGCTATCACTATTAAAAGTTTTAATAGGATTTGTGTTGGCAATGTTAGGGATAATTTTAGCATTGCATAGCGAATATACAATACCAGGACTGTTAGTCAGCTTTGCAGGCGTAATGGCTGTTTTAACTGGACTACCTAACCATAATGAAAGGATATAATATGTACTTAATAATTAGACATACAAAATATGATCACGTTGAGGATAGCTACCATATTGAAAGTACCTCAGATTATTTAGAAGGGGCTCAGGAATTATTAGACGCCCATAAAATAATCAATAAACGAGATGATGTTTCATTTTCAATAGTTAATGTGCAAGAGCCGCTAGTATTAACTGATGAAGTAAAGGACTCTAAACAATTAGAACTACCTTTATAACAATACACTTTCCATAGTGTATCCTGGACCAGGGCTAATTAATTAGCCCTGGTTTTTTTTTATTTATAATACTCCCATAATATCCCACACCCTATGCAAAAACAACATTGCAGTTTTTGCATACCCCCCCTGGGGGGCTTGTGTGCGGGCGGGCCCACCCCAGAACCAATAGAGGTACCAGCCGGATTGACTTTTTACTTTTGTATTTACACACCCAACCCCCCTTTTGACGCAAAGGGGTCCCAGACCACGTATATATTGCTCAATTCACATAGTTATGGTAAGGATTTCATTTCAATATTGAAATATGAGTTCTGAAAAAAATTTTATAAAAATTTCTGAGGATGACCTTAAGAAACACTTAACTGAAGACGAATACTCTGATTATCTTGAAAATAAAAAAGTTGAGAAATTAAAAGAAGCCGAGCCAGAAATACAACAAGACTTTTTAAGTTTTGTGAAATATGTTTGGCCTGAGTTTATCCAAGGTTCTCATCATAAAAAAATTAATAAAAAATTTAATGACCTCGCTACGGGGAAAATTAAACGTCTGATCATCAACATGCCGCCAAGACATACAAAATCGGAGTTTGCCTCATACTTACTCCCGGCATGGATGATTGGAAAAGATCCTAAATTAAAAATTATTCAAGCAACACACACTGCAGATCTTGCAATTGACTTTGGTCGTAAAACTAAAAACTTAGTCGATAATCCAGATTATCAAGAAGTGTTTCCAACTAGACTTATGGAAGATAGTCAGGCCGCTGGTAAATGGAAAACGGAACAGGGTGGAGAATATTTTGCAGCCGGTGTTGGTGGAGCAATCACGGGCCGTGGTGCCGATCTCCTGATCATTGATGATCCACACAAAGAACAAGATATTAAGAAAGATAGTAAGTCTTTTGATAAAGCATGGAACTGGTATACGTCAGGACCTAGACAGCGTTTGCAACCAGGTGGTCGTATCGTTGTTGTTATGACACGTTGGTCTACAAAAGATCTTACTGGACAATTACTCAAGGCTCAGGGAGAGGAAGGGTCAGATGAATGGGAAGTTGTAGAACTTCCTGCAATACTTCCAAATGGAAATCCTGTTTGGCCAGAGTATTGGAGCGTTAACGAACTAGAAAAAACCAAAGCGTCTATCCCAGTATCAAATTGGAACTCTCAATATATGCAGCAACCTACAGCTGAAGAAGGTGCAATTATCAAAAGAGACTGGTGGCAGAACTGGGACAGCGAACACCCACCTAGAATTATCTATAAGGTTCAAAGTTATGATACAGCTTTTTTGAGAAAAGAGTCTGCCGACTATAGCGCCATAACCACATGGGGTGTTTTTGAAGACGAGGATAATGGCTATAATATTATATTACTCAATGCTTTTAAAGATAGGTACGAGTTCCCCGAACTCCGAAGAGTGGCTCATGAAGAGTATCTCTGGTGGCGTCCTGATATGGTATTGGTTGAGGCTAAGGCCTCTGGAATTCCATTAACGTCAGAATTAAGACGAATGGGGATACCTGTTATTAACTTTACACCGAGCCGTGGAAATGATAAACAAGCTAGAGTAAACTCTATTTCTCCGCTCTTTGAGAGTGGAAAAATCTGGGCCCCGATGCATGAACATTTTGCACAAGAAGTAGTTGAAGAATGTGCAGCGTTCCCGCACGGTGACCACGATGACTACGTTGATAGTACAACGCAAGCATTGATGAGAATACGACAAGGTGGATTAATTGCTCACCCTGAAGATGAAAAGGATGAGCCGGTTGAACCAAGACAATTGGAGTATTATTAAAATGGAATTTGAAGAATACGCAGACGTAATAGATGCATACGAAAGTGGTGTAGGTGTAGAGGAAGGAGATACTCTTACAGACTACATTAGAAAAAATAATATCAAGATCAAAGGCATATCATTAGATGAGGCTGGAACAGATTCTACATTCCTTGGAATGGACGAGCCGCCTACTAGACGGGGATCGGGGATCATGGAAACTGAAGATGCTCAAATGATGATGACAGAAAATCCAATGCAAGCTGGAACTGATGATGACAGAGATCCTTTCTTAGTTGAAGAATACGAAAAATATATTTTTGAAATGATGGAGCAAGGTTTACAACCAATGTCTTTTGAAGAATTTAGAAGAGAAGCTATGTCTGGCATGGCAAAAGATCAACCAAAAGAAATAGAAGAAATCAAAGAGAAAAAAGTAATCACACTAGCACAAGGTGGCATCGCAAGTTTAATGGGGGCCTAAATGGCAGACCCGGTTTCACCGCTTAGTAATCCCGAGATATTAAAAAGAATCATCTATCTACATCAAGTAGAAAAATTAGGGGCAGAAGCAATTGCCAACAAGTTAACTAAAGAATTAGGGTTTCAAGTTAGTAGAGCCCCTGTTGGAAAACAAATAACAAAATTAAAAGCAGAAGGAAAAATAAAAGATATTCCTTACTCACAAAGAAAAGCAGCTATAGATCAAAGAGGCGATTTTTTTGGTAAGCCTGCAGGAGATAAATACTTAGCAATAAGAGAAGTAAGAGATATAGATAGAACAACAAAGTTTAAAGATACTGGTAAATTAAAATATAACATACCTAAAAATGCAAAATTTAAAGTAGATTTTAAAAACCCATCAGCAGGAGGAGCTGCCGTAACTGATATACCTGATGATCTTCGAGGTGTTCAATATTATGCTACGAAAGAAGAAGCAGAACAGGCTGTTGCTAAAAGAAAAAAATTACAGCTGGTAAGGCCAGTGGATCTTAACACAGCAGATAAAACGGCGAATAAGAAAAAATACGATTTAGTAAAAGAGGTATCTGATAATAACATTGAAAGCAAATTAACGAAGTTTAAAGTAGGTGAACCTTTAGAACAAGCTCACCGTTTAAGTTTAAATCAGGTTAAATCAACCAACATGTTGTACAATGTAATGAACCTAGGTTTGGATTCTGATCAAGTTAATAACAAAGCTGTTAAACCGTACGAAAATAAATTAAAACAATTATACACAGAACAAAATAAACTTTACAACAAAGCTAAAAAATTAAAAACAATACCCAAAGAGTTAAGTAAACAAATAGAACTTAATAATAAAAAAATATCCACTGTAGTTGATTTAGCGGGAGGTAGGGTTCAAGGTATTCAGTTAGATGAGCTTACTTTAACACCGAGAGTTACAGGAACTAATTATGCAAATGTTTTGGGCTTTGGTTTATATGATAAACCTGTAAAAGAATTGACCGATATTGATAGGGCCGAGATAGGTGTTATTATGCAGTCGCAGATCAATAATGAAAAAAAGACTGCTTCTAAAACTGCTAAACTTTTATTTGAAAATCAAAATCTTTTAAAAGATGTAGATACATTAGCACTTAAATCAATGGTGCCTAATTTAACTACAGCATCTGAAATACCTAGACCAGAAAAAGCTTTGACAATAGAAAGATTTAAAACAGCATTTAAAAATTATGACAACTTGGACCCAACAACTTTTCCATCTAAATCTTATGTTCGTGATGAACTTAAAAAAGTTCCAGTAAATGCACCTGTAGATCGAGCAATAAAAGATTTTAATATTCCAAAAGGGACAATCTTAAAAGGTCTTGCAAAAGGCACACTTAGAGCTGTTGCACCATTTGTTCCATTTGTAGGGGCAGTCGGTGTTGCACTTGGAGTATCTGATGTTGCAAAAGCAAAAGAGGAAGGGTTAGAAGGAGAGGAGCTCGGTATTGCATATTTAGTTGGACCAGAGCTAGCTAAAAAATATTCTGATTTTAAAGATAGAAATTTACCTTTAACATCTACAATCAATGTAGAAACTGAATCAGATGGGATCATGGGACTTTAATGATAAAACGATTAACTAGAACAATACCACCACTTAGAGGACCAGACCCACAAGGGTTGAATGTTCCACTAAAACAGCCTATAGTGGTCCAGAACTCGGAGAAAATAAATGGCAGAAATAGACAAAGCTTTACCAAACGTAGAGCAAACAATAAAAACGCCTAGTGAAGATGAACTTCAGGCAGCGGAACAAGTAAGTATTAAAGAACAGGTCGGACCTGAAGATGTAAAAATCGAAGAGCAGGAAGATGGATCTGTTGAAATAAATTTTGATCCTGAAGCTGTTAACCAACCGGGTGGTGAAGGTCACTTCGATAATTTAGCAGATTTATTACCTGAAGATATTTTAGGGGCAATGGGCTCTAACCTTTATGAGTCTTATGAAAATTATAAAAATTCTAGAAAAGATTGGGAGCAAAGTTATTCAAAAGGTTTAGACCTTTTAGGATTTAAATATGAAAATAGAACCCAACCTTTTCAAAATGCAAGTGGTGTTACTCATCCAGTTTTAGGTGAGGCAGTCACACAGTTTCAAGCGCAAGCTTATAAAGAATTACTTCCAGCAAATGGACCAGTGCACACACAAACGATGGGTGCACCTACTAGACAAAAAGAAGATCAGTCTAATAGAGTAAAAGATTTCATGAACTATCAACTCATGAATGTGATGAAAGAGTATGAGCCCGAGTTCGATCAAATGCTTTTTTATCTCCCTCTTAGTGGCTCTGCCTTTAAAAAAGTTTATTACGATGAACTTTTAGGCAGAGCTGTATCCAAGTTCGTGCCATCAGATGATTTGATTGTACCCTACACTGCAACTTCAATTGAAGATGCAGAAGCAGTTGTACACAGATTAAAGATGTCAGAAAACGATTTAAGAAAAAAACAAGTGTCAGGTTTTTATAGAGATATAGAAATAACTCCTGGCTATGCACAAGAAACAGACGTAGAAAAAAAAGAAAGAGAATTAGAAGGTGTCCAAAAAACTAGAGAAGAAGAAGTGTTTACTATTTTAGAGTTCCACACAAATTTAGATCTAGACGGGTTTGAAGATAAAGATCAAGCTGGGGACATGACAGGAATAAAGCTTCCATACATTGTAACACTAGATGCAGGAAGCAGAGAAGTTCTATCAATAAGAAGAAACTATCAACCTAATGATCCGTTAAAAAAGAAAATAGAATATTTTGTTCATTTTAAATTTTTACCTGGTTTAGGTTTTTATGGTTTTGGTTTAATACACATGATCGGTGGTCTATCAAGAACAGCGACTAATGCATTAAGACAGTTAATAGATGCAGGTACATTTTCAAATATGCCTGCCGGTTTC